CGACGCCACCAAGGCGTTGTACCAGGCGGCGCGGCAGCAATCGCCGATCAGCGTGATGTTCCAGCTTGGCGAGGTACCAGGACAAATGATGGGCGTGTATCTGAAGAGTGTGATGGCGGAGGTGCCGGAGTTCGACGACGGACAGAACCGGCTGCAGTGGAAATTCCGGCCTTCGCGGGCGCAGGGGACGATCGACGATGAAATTGCCGTGGCGTTTGGGTAGGGAAAGACAGAATTCAGAATTCAGAAGCCCGAATTCAGAATGCGGGGCGGCTGGCTCCTACGAGAGCGTAACGATCGTGGAATCGCAGACCTCGCCGGGCGTGAGGTTCACGATTGCGCGGATGTCCTTTGGACGGCGGGCGGAGCTGATGCGGCGGATTCGGGAGCTGGCGCGGCGCGCGGATTTCCTGCGGGCGGGACAGGCGCCGGAAGACAAGATGGACGCATCGCTGGCACAGGCGGAGATTGAACGCATTTATGTGGCCTGGGGGGTCAGAGCGGTTTCCGGGCTGGTCATCGATGGGCGGGAAGCGGGACCTGAAATGCTCGCTGAAGCAGGACCGGAAGAGTTGTTTCGCGAAGCACTCGCGGCGGTTCGAGCGGAGACCGGGCTGACGGAAGAACAGCGAAAAAACTCCTAGTCGCCTTCCATTTCTTATTTGCCAACCAGGCCGGGTGGAAGTGCGACGACTGCCGACGAACGGGTCTGGAAATACGGCGCAGGTGCGCGTGGTCGACGCAAGACACGGCGAGGAACGCGCCGAACACTGTGGTGTGGGCGCGCAACAACATTGCAGTGACACGCTGCCCAAAATCGGTGATCACGGCGGAGAGCGAGGGCCTGGTGGAGGAGTTCCTGGTAAGGCGCCAGCTCGGAGGAATCGATTTCGGCACGCTCACAGCCCGGCAGGTGGAGGCGTTTCTGGTTCTGGAGCAAGCGACGGCGGCGGAGAGAAGCAATGGCGAACACAGCACAAGACGAGATCTATCAAAGTTTTCTTAACGCCTCCCAGCAGCAGGCGGAGGAACTGGCGCAAGAGAGAGAATCTCTCTCCGACCTGATCGTACAGGCGGACCAGGTGCATCAGGACATGGCACAACAGTACGTCAAGTCCACCGCCGGTGCGAGCGGCAGCAGCGATTCGGGCGGAGACTCGGTGCTATCGACGGTGCTGGATGTTTTCAAAAGCGGACTGGGCCTGTCACCCGTGGTGCAAGGCATCATGAGCCTGTTCGGCGGAGGCGAGAGCTCAGCTCCGCCGCCGCTATCCAAGTATGCACTGCCACCGGCAGTCAATTTTCAAGCGGCGGAGGTGGGCGGACAGATTATGGACCTCGACTATGACCAGAAGGGGACTGCGCGATATTACGGGGCGCAACAGGCCACGTCCGATGCGATGGGCGCGGGAGGAGCGACCGCGCAGGAAACGGCATATGCAGCGCAGGCGCCGTCCGGCGCGGAGCCCGCGACACCTGCCGCGGCCAGCCCAAGCGCGACGCCCGCTGCAGCATCGCCACAAATCACAGTGAATGTGCAGACCATGGACGCACGATCCTTCATGGATCGGAGCAACGAAATTGCACTGGCGGTCAGGGACGCGATGCTAAACCTGAACGCGATCAACGACGTAGTGAATGACCTGTGAGGAAGGCGGGAGATGGCGACTTTTCCGAAATTGAAGACGGCAGCGGTTGTCCAGTACCCGCTGGACAGGACGACGGCGTTTCAAAACCAGACGCTGACATTTGTCGACGGCACGCAGCAACGCTACCGGGACGCACCATTAGCGCGCTTGAGGTGGGGGATCGGCCTGGCGGACCTCGACGAGGGCGAGATGGCGGCGATGGAAGAGTTCTTCCTGGCGAATCAGGGCGCGTTCGGCAGCTTCGCGTTCACGGATCCGGTAGATGGACAGTCCTACGACGATTGCAGGCTGCAGGCTGACGGACTCGATGTCGTGACGGTAGAAGAGATGCGGAGCGCAACCAAAGTTGCCATCCAGCAAAACAAGAAATGACGATGCTGGTTTACCCACAACTCGCGACAGGGGCGCTGAGCCAGCTTCCGCTGAAGAAGAAGCGAAGAACCCGCACGGTTGTGAACCGCGCCGCGGACGGGACCGAGATCAGATTGGCGGATCCGGCCGCCGAGGTAACCGAATGGCTGCTGAAGTACGTGGACCTGAGCGATCCGGAGGCCGGGGCGCTGCGCGACTTTTTCACGGCGACAGAGGGATCGCTGAACGGGTTCACGTTTGTGGACCCCGCCGGAAACCTGCTGGCGTGGAGCGATCAATTGGATGACCAGGTATGGCAGAAGGACCCGATGCTGACAGTGACGGGCGGCATCGCAGACCCGATCGGGGGATCGGACGCCTGGCAGTTGGTCAACGGAGGCGCGGCCAGCCAGGCGTTGGCTCAAACACTGGAAGTACCCGGAGTGTACCTGTACTGCTTGAGCGCGTACGTCCTCTCGGCGACGCCGACGAGCGTGGGACTTATCGCGGGTAACCAGACGGCGCAACGGGCGGTGAGCACGTCGTGGAGCCGCATCGTCATGGACGCGACGGGAGACGCGGACGCGGCATCGATGCGATTCGGGATTGAGGTGGCCGCCGGAGCGACGGTGAATGTTTATGGCCTACAGGTAGAGGCGCAGGGTGCGGCATCGGCGTATAAAGCCAGCACCCGGGGCGGCGTGTATCCGGACGCGCACTTCAGTGCCGATGAATTGACCGTGACCTGTACGGGATTCAATCGCAATTCGTGCAAGGTGAGTATCGTTCATGCAAACCATCTTTGAGCTGAAAGAACAGGCCGTCACGGACGCTCCGCTGCTGTTGTTCGACTGCACGCTTGGGGACGGAAGCGCGGAACACTGGAGCACTCACGCGGTGACGGTAGGGAATACCCAGTACGCAGCGCGAGTTCTGCAGCACAACATATTTGAGTTGCAGACCGCCTCCGACCAGGGCGTGGACGGGGTTCCGAAGATCACCATTACGCTGGCGAACGCGGACTCACATTTTTCGGAGATTGAACGGGCGCAAGGGATCAAAGGCTCGAAGCTCACGGTGAGCTTTCTCTTTTACGACTTGCGGAATGCGGCACCGCTGACGGACGTAGCGGTGGTGTTCCAGGGCATCTGCAACCCGCCCGACGAAATTCGCGAGGCCACGTTCCGCGTCACAGCCACGAATCGAATGAGCCTGCAAAGGCTGCTGCTGCCGCAGGTGCGAATCCAGAGGCGCTGCCCGTGGACGTTTCCGGCAACGGCCAGTCAGCGCGCCGAGGCCGTAGACGGCGGCGCGAGCGGCAAGTACTCGAACTATTATCGATGCGGATATTCGGCTGATGTCGGCGGCGGGTCGGGCGCGATGAACGGAAGTTCGCCATTCGCAGACTGCGGGTACACCCGCGGGGACTGCCAGTCACGCGGGATGTTCGACAATTTCGGGGGGATCGAATTTGTCCCGTCTGCGATCCAGGTCCGGACCTACGGCGACAAGAACTGGCACACCTCGGCGGTTCAGGCGAACGAGGCGCGCTACAACGATTTCGTGCCGATGGTGTATGGGACGGCATGGTACAACCCGCCGGTGGTCTTCGCGCGCAACGACGGAAACCTGACGCGAATGGAAGTATTGCTCGGAGTGGGCGAGATTCAGGGTGTGCTGACGGTGCTGGTGAACGATATCGAGATACCGGCCGGCGTCGCGGGCACCAACATGACGGGCACGGGGTGGTACAACATTCCAACACTCGGGACGCGGACCGGCGCATTCAACCTGGACTTTCTGGACGGGACCGGCCAGCCGGCGGGAGATCCTTACGGCAGCATGGCCTACCTTTCAGTGGTGGTGCCAAACCGGATCAACGACGGCACAACGCTCCCCAAGGTTTCGGTACTGGCGCAAGGGCTGAAGCTGCCGGTGTACGGACCGGATGGCACGTTCACGGGCGAACAGTTTTCGAGCAACCCGGCGTGGGTCCTGCTGGACATGCTGCGGCGAGCGGGTTGGGGCACGGGGGAGATCGACATCCCTAGCTTCGCGGCGGCGGCGAGCTACTGCGACGAGCAGATTCCCGCGCTGGACGTCTATGGAAATCCGATCAGCCTGCCGCGGTTTCAGTGCAACCTGGTCATCCAGAAACGGCGGAGCGCGGGCGATGTGATGCGGGGCGTGAGAAACGGGGCGTGCATGCTGTTGACGTACGGCACGAGCGGAATTCTGCAGCTTCGCGTGGAGAACACGCTGGCCGCGGAGATCGCGACGAAGCCCGCATGGTCCAACAGCACAGAGCAGCTAAACGGCGGATGGCCGAGCTACGAGTTCGGCGATGGCAGCAACGGAATTTCGGGAATTCTGCGGAAGGCCACCGGAGAACCGAGCCTGCGACTGTTTTCGCGAAGCATGGCCGATACTCCGAACCGGTTCTCGGTGGAGTTTCAGGACTCGCTGAACGAATATCAGCAGGACAGCTTCTCGTTATGCGATCCGGACGATGTGACGCGGAGTGGACAGGAGGTATCGCAAACGCTGGCGGCTCTGGGCATCGGGAATTTCGACCAGGCAGCGCGAATTTTGAAGCTGAACCTGGACAAGTCGATTCGCGGGAACACATACGTGGAGCTACAGACCAGCGTCAGATCGTTCGGCATCCGGCCGGGGGATCTCATCTCGGTCACGTACCTGAAGGAAGGTTTTACGCGCCAACCCTTCCGCGTGGTGAAGATCGCGCCGGGAGCGAATCACCGCGTGTCGACGATTACGGCGCAGATTCATGACGATTCGTGGTATGCCGACAGCAACGGGCAGGTAACGTCGGCCAGCGGCGGCCGGCGCCTGGGCAGCGCCGGCGTCGGCGTTCCTCGCCCGTTGGTGGGCAGCGTTCTGGATGATCGCGGTGACATTCAGTTCGGTGTTCAGGAGTCGGTGACCACGGCCAGCGACGGTTCGGTGCAGACGAATGTCACGGTGGACTTCGTCGCGCCGACCGTCGCGACGGCAGACGGGCCGGGAATACCGATGGTGAATCTGTCGGCGACCATCGGCTCGGGCGGGACACTACAGAGCGGGCAGACACTCTACTACGCATTATCGGGTGTGGACAGTTCGGGAAACGAGAGCGCCCTTTCATTCATGGTGCGGGCTGTAATCGCGAGTGACGGCAGCAGCGTCACACTGACGTCGTTGAGCTTTTCGCCAGGCACGAGCGGGTTTGAGGTATATCGCGGGACAACGCCGGCGGCCCTGTTCCGGATTGCGTCGAACCAGGCGGTGGCGGCGGAGTTCGTCGATACCGGACTGCCGAAGCAACTGGTCGCGCCCAACGATCCTAATTTCGACCACGCAAATTTCTACTGGCGAATGGAACTCCAGGGCGAGGTTGCAGCGACGATACAGAGCTCCACGACGATCGGCAATGACAGCCTGCAGATGACGGCGAACCGGTACAAGAGCATGGTGGTGCGAATCACGCGCGGGCGAGGCGCGGGGCAGGAGCGCGCGATCGCTGCCAACACGGACAAGACAGTGACGGTCGCTCCGCCTTGGGACGTGAGTCCGGACGCAAGCAGCTTCTGGGTAGTTGCCGAGGGCAACTGGCAATTCGGCGCTCTCAGCCAGACGCCGCCGGTGCAGTTCGAAATACCGAACCGCAGCGGCGAAACGGTAGAGATCATGGGGCGCGCGGCGAACGTGAACAACGTGGAATGTGCCGCGGAGCTTTCGACCGTGACGCGGTGGCAGATCGGCGGAGGCGGCGTGTCGGACTCCGATGTGCCGCCGATGCCGTTTTTCGGACTGGGTCCGGGGAAGCGTGGGGGGACCGTGGAACTGAGCGGCGTTTCCTTCACCGACCTGACGAATACGAAAACCGTCTCCGCAGCGACATTGACGATGCATTACCGGGATGAACTTAGCGGGCCGTCAAGCCTGGCGTTGGCGAACGCGATCGGCGACAGCGACACGCTGCTGAGCCTGACCGCTGCCGGGAGCGCGACGCCCGGCACCTTCATACAGATCGATGGCGAAGTCATGCAAGTGCAGGCGGTGCAAAACAACGGCACACAGTACCAGGTGGCCAGGGGAATGCACGGCAGCCCGGCGACCGCTCACGCGGCGCAGGCAGTTGTCTATTCGTTAGAGACGGCGACGGCCATCGCGCCGTTCCCAGGGAATTTCTTCGGAAGCCCGTACAGCGGCAGTTGGAGTTACACGGTCAACTTACCCAACGCTCGTGTTGCGAGCGCGGAGCTGTTCGTCACGAATCGCCAAGGGGACAGTCCGGCAAGAAGCATCTATTTGACGAGCACGGTCGATAATGGACTGCGAACGCTGTCCGGCGGGCAATACACGATTCAGGTGAGCGGGTACCTGGCGGTGCAGCAGGTCGCGGCGCCGCCGCTGGTGGTAGAAGCGGCACACGCGGTGCGGGACGTCTACGCTGTACTGGGCACGGCGGCCGATGCTCCGGTTGTGCTGCAAGTCAGCGTGGAAGGCACCGCATGGTGCACGTTGACCATACCGGCCGGCACCACGATTTCGCCGGCGGTAAGCGGAACAGGACTGGCGCCACTCGCCACGGGATCCAGGGTGGCGCTGTCGGTGATGTCGGTGGGGCAGACCTATCCGGGCGCGGACCTGACCGTGTTGGTGCGGCTGTAATGGCCGAGCAACTGAGCAAGCTGCGGCCGGACCGGGACCTGCAGTGCTACTTCGAGAGGCCGTCCGCAGTTGCCGCTCTGAGCGGCACGAGCCCGAACGGCTTCACGGTTTCCGGATGTTTCCGGCAGCAGTTCGACTGGGCGGTGGTGGAATGGAACCGCGACAACACGTTCGAACATCCGGCACTGCGCAATTTGCCGGATGGCGATTTGAGCGGGTTGCAGCTCTCATACCAGGAAACACGGAACAATTGCATCCCAATGGATTCGACACTGTATCCGACAGTGGACTGGCCCTATTTGCGCATCTGGTCGATTTCGGGCGGCCTGGAAACGTTGTACAAGGTGCCGCTAAAGAACTACGCCACAGCGGGCGGGACCTATACTCCGCCTACGGTGACCTTCGAGTTGCAGGGCACTCCCACGGCTGGAGATTACGTGGAACTCGCCTGGCTCGATCAACACTTCAACTATTTCGTAACGGGCACCGACACACTCGCGACCGCAGTGCGATCGCTGGCGTCGGTGATCACGGCGAACCAGGCCACTTGCGGAGTCACTGCCAGCGCCAATGGCTCACAGATTACGCTGACCTATGCCGGGATGCCCGGCGCGAACGGCAACCGCGTCGGGGTTTACGGGACCGTGCACGGAGCGGGGACAGAGAGCTGGGCGCCGGCTGCGGCGCTGTTCAGCGGCGGATTGTCGCCCGCGCAGTGGCAGGTGAACCTGAACTTCGCCAACCTGCATGACTTGAACGGCGCGCCGGTTCCGACGTCGAACGTGCGCAAGATGCGGTGGACCTGGGCGGCGGACCTTCAACCGGGAAACTTCGCGCGAAGCGAGTTCGCGGTGTCGGTCAGCAATTGGGTTGTCAGCGGGAGCAAGCTTCCTTACTCGGTGGCGGGGCCCGGCAGCCGACGAATTGAAGATGACGCTCCGGAGATCCAATACGCGGGGAACTGGACGGAGGGCCGGGGTAATTTCTCGGGCGGCTCGATTCGTTCGGCCACCGTGCCGGGCGCGCGGCTTTCGTGCCTGTACCAGGCGAACGGCTCGCACTGGCTCTATCTGGGAACGCGGCGGGCGGATAGCTGCGGGCAGGTAACGGTCCAGGTGGACGGTGGAAGCCCGGTTGTTCTTGGATTGCAGTTGCCGGGAGAAGACGTACTGGTGCGGATCCCGCTCGGACAGCTTTCCGGAGGCCAGCACACGGTTTCGGCGACGCACAGCGGATCGGCCGGTTCTTATGTCTATTTCGACTTTCTGGAGATTGCGTATCCGACGACCGACCTGCCGGATTTCGGGAGCATGGCCACGACCACGCTGGCGACCGACTGGGACACCGACCACTCGATCGCGCTGGCGGCGGAGCGAACGGCGTGGTTGATCCACAAGCTCGGTTTCACCGGCAGGGCGAATCACTACGCTGGAGCGATGTGGTTTAATGAGCTGTGCCGGCCGGGGCTACAGTACGCGTCGTGCACAATTACGTTTTCCGGCGCCCCGGAATTCGGAAAGACGACGCAGATCTCGCTGGGACCGACCCCGGTGCAGCACGTGAACCTGATCGGTGATACGGCGTCGAGCATCGCGAAATGCTTCGAGTACCTGATCAACACGGGCTCCACGGGAGTCTGGGCGAGCGCGACGGGGCCGGTGCTGACGATCGCTTCCCGGACCATGGGTTCGGCGGGAAATGGAATGACGATTTCGGTGGCGACAAACAGCGACGCGTTGACTGCCCAGACCAGCGGGCCGTGCCTGAGCGGGGGAGCGGACGGGAATTGGCGCACGGACACCAGCGCGATTCCGCGCCTGAACCGGGCGGCGCGGGACTGGAGCAAGTCGTTTCTTGCGGCGCTGAATGCGTACGGGATCGACGCGGCGGCAGCATTCAGCATGGAATTGCAGAACGGCGACGACACCACGGCTGCAGGCATGGCACAACGGTATCCGAACGGCGATGCAGTTTGGGTGAACACACCAGCGCTGCAGACTAACTTCGGTCCGCAGAGCACGGCGTTCTGGCAACAGGTTTATCGGGACATGGCCGACGTGATGGCCGGAATCGGCATGAAGCCGTATCTCCAGTTCGGCGAAGTGCAGTGGTGGTATTTTGCAGCAGCATCGGGCATGCCTTTTTACGACAGCTAC